TTTCCAAAAGCAGCGGCTGATCCTAATTCAAGACTCCGTCAGGCGCGTAGAAGATGGAAGTGTTAATATGAAAAAAGCAAAAGCAAAAATAAAAAAGGTTATCAAAGGTTTGAAGAAAGCATCTAAATTACATGCTGGTCAGGCTAAAACTTTAAAAGGAGTTATAGGTGGCGGATCCAAAAAAAGGAACGGGTAAGAAACCTAAAGGGTCTGGCAGAAGACTTTATACTGACGAGAATCCTAAAGACACAGTCAAGATAAAATTTGCAACACCAGCAGATGCGAGAGCAACTGTTGCTAAAGTAAAACGTGTAAATAAACCCTTTGCACGTAAGATACAGATACTAACAGTGATGGAACAAAGAGCTAAAGTTATGGGTAAAAGCGAAGTTGCATCAATTGCTAAGAAAGGAAAAAATGCAATTAGAAACAGTCATAAACAAACTACTTAGATTTCTCAGAACAAGATTAGATTCGTTATCAATGTCAGTTACATCTGGCAGTGTTGACAACATGGAAAATTATAAGTATATAATAGGACAAATAAACGCCTACGAGGCAACACTACAGGAACTCTCTAACCTGCTAGAAGATAAGGAGCAAAATGGAAAAGCAACAGTCATCAATATTGACACCAAACAATGATTTAGTTGGTGTAAAAAAATCAAAAAAAGAAGAACCAAAATTACCAAAGCCAACAGGCTGGAGATTATTAGTTTTACCTTTCAAGATGAAAGAAGTCACGAAAGGTGGATTACACTTAGCTGAAACAACTTTAGAACGACAACAAGTTGCATCTCAAGTTGGTTTAGTTATGGCTATGGGCCCACAATGTTATAAAGATAAGGAGAGGTATCCAGAAGGTCCATGGTGCAAGGAGAAAGATTGGATTATGTTTGCACGTTATGCAGGTAGTCGAATCAAAATAGATGGTGGGGAAATGCGTCTGCTAAACGA